GCGGCTGTAGATAGTGCGGCGGCAGAAGCAGGTCTTGATGCAGGTGTGCTTGACGGTGCTATGAATTACACCAGTGAAGGTAACATCAACGGTTTCTTCTACAACTATAATTTTACAATGACTGCCGATCAAGTTTCAGAGTATAAAAATTTGTTATCTGCAACGCAGAGTGCAAAAGTTTTCAGTCCAGAATATTATGAAGCGGCAGGTAGGTTACACGGTTTCTTAGCAACAGCACAACAAGCCAACTCAGATTTAACTGCACTTGCACGAACAATAGCAGACATTCCAAAAGACATGCTTACAGGTGATCAGATGGATGCGGCAATCGCTGTGCTTGACAATGCAGATGCGGCAATTGAAAAAGTTATGGATATCGGCGGCGGAGCGGCCGCGGCGGCTCAAGGTGCTCTTGCTACAGTTGATGATAGCAATAAAGAAATGCACAAGGTCAAACCAATTGATCCAAAAGAAAAAGAACAACTGGAATTAAGTTTAAAAGGTGGCGGTGAAGCAAAAGCAGAATCAATTGACTACGAAACTTCTTACAAATATTTGTTAGAACAATATCTTGCAGAAGCAGATCCAGCACAACAAGAATTACCATTAGACAATCCTAATACACTTGGTGCAAAAGCAAAACGTGGTTTAGGAAATATTGCAAGTAAAGTAGGCGGAGCAGTTAAAGATGCGGCAGGCAAAGCAGTCAAAGGTGTTAAACAAGTCGCTAAAGATGTAGGAAACAAAGTAACTGCAAATAAACTAAACAAAAAGTGGAAAGAAATGGGAGAGCCTACAGATGCAGGAACAGTAGCATTTATCCTACAAGATGCAGGCATGACTAACGATGACATTTCAGCACTTGCACAAGAAAAGAAAGTAGATTTGCCAGCACCTACAGCACAAGCAGATAGTACTACAGATACAGATACAGCACAAGCAGATGGCGGCTCTAACGCTGATACAGCGTCAACAAGCGGTGGTCAAGGAGCAAGTGGTAGTGCAGGAGCATCAGCCGGCGAAAGACGTGCTACTAAAGACGAAATTGCCAAGTGGGTAAGAAAAGATGCACCGCTTGTTGATCCTAAAAATCCAGCCGCAGACGGAGCCATTGAAGCAGATAGAGATGGCAGAAACATTGGACTTGTGAGACAGGCCAATGGTGCAGATCATATCTGGGTAGGTCAGTCATGGACAAACATGACTACTGGAAAGCCTGTTAGTGCAGACACACAAGGGTTAGGAAGACCAGATCTTGAAGAACTTGCTAAAGAAATTCAAAAAGCAAATGTTGCTAAACTTGTAAAAGATCAATTAACATCTCCTGGTATACAAGCAGGTACTAAAGACGCTCAGACTGCAAAAGTAACCAAAACAATGACCAGTAAGACTGCAGGGCAACGTGCTGGAACAAAGTTCCAAAACACAAGCAATCAAGGCACTACCGTTCAATAATTAAAAGAACGGCAAGCCTGATTTTTTAGTAGTTTCTAAATTATCGTCAATAACTTTTTTTACAACTTCTCGATCCTCTGGACCAAATTCATACGCTTCTGTAATAGTAACTCCGCCACGCATATACCAAACAATTTTTAACAAGTCGTGTTTAATTTGTTTGGCTTCGTTTTCAAGTTTTTTAGTTTCACGTAAGATTTCGTCAAGAGGCAACTTCGCTATTGACGTGCGAAAAAATTTGATTGATCAAACGCAATAGGCACTTGGAATGTATCCGGTGCACCTGCTTTACGCTCCTCTTCATCAGTTGTAACTGTTAACGGTTTGATGTTAAACTCTGTTTTCATCTTTTCAAGATGATTTTTAAGTCCTTCAAAAATAACTCCGTCTGTTCCTTCAAAAAACTCTCTAATATGATTTATATTAGTAACTGGATCTTCGTTTTGGAACTGTACACTGATAACTTGATCAACAACCATATCTAAGTTATAGTCTGTTAACTTTTTAAAACTTGCATTAAATTTTTCTAATTTTTGTGCTTCATCTAAATTAGATTCATCAATTGTTTTTACTAAACGTTGTTCTTCAAATGCTTTTAAAGCCGCTTTAGTAAACTGTGCATAGTTATTAGGAACTAATTTAAAAGTAAATCCATTGCTTACAAAGGTATCTTCAAACACTCTTGACTGCATTGAATCTAAAAGTTCTACTAAGTTTACTTGATAGTCTCTTTCTAACTCTGGCGTAGTGTTAGGAACCTTAGTAGTAATTGTTAACGATTCCCCATACGTTGCAATTCTAATTGCAACAAGAATTGCATCGAGATCAAGACTTGGTACTGCATAGGCATCTTTAATAGATGGAATACAACTCTTAATCAAACTAACGGTCGATTCACCATTAATTAATGCGTCTGGAGTTTTCAAGACCAATTCGTCTTTTGCGGTCATTGAATATACCGGCACTTCGCCGTTGTCAGGCATATCAATTGAACCTTCAGGCCAATATTGTCCCTTTGACGGCAATCTTAGATAAATTTTAGGTTGTCTAAAATGTTTTGCCAGCGGGTTTTGACCTTGAGGCTGAATTGGTATAGGGCCTCGTGGTATATTATTTTCTGCCATTTTTTTCTCCTGCTAAATAAGTTATAGCACAAGTATTTATAGTGTAGGATAAAGTGAGTATATAATTAATGGCTGTTCAAGTTGACATACCCGGTTTTGGGCTCGTAGAAGCCAAAAACGCGGCTGAAGAAAGCACAATGAAAGAGATCCTCCGTGCCCTACAGGGTAAGGGATCTAAGAGTTCTGGTGGTGCGGGTGGTGCAGGAGGCGGCGGAGGCGCAGGCGGAATGGCAGGCGTAATGCAAAAAGCCACAAAGTCAACAGGCAAATACACAGAAGAAATTAACAACACAAGAACGGCTTTACAAGATTTTGGTGCAGGACTAAGAACAGTCGGCGGACTAATTAAAGGCGCCTTTGGAATGGTAACAACCAGTGCCCAAGGGTTGGCTATGGAACTACTGGACGGCGGCAATCGCATGTCAGACTTCCTTCAACATGTACCTCTTGTAGGTAACTCGCTTGGTGCTCTAACAGGAATGTTAGAAGGACAGGTTGATAATTTTAGAGACTTATCTGAAATTGGTGCAGGGTTTGGAAATAGTATATTAGGAGTAACAAGAGCGGCAACAGATGCAGGAATGGGTGTAGCACAGTTTTCAGAGTTTGTTGGACAAAACTCGCAAAATATGATGTTGTTGGGCGGAACTATCACTGATGGTGCAAAGCAATTTGGACAACTAACAAGACAAATAAGAAACAGTGACAGAGACTTCCAAGGCATGGGTTTTACATTTGAAGCACTCAATGAACACACTGTAGAATACATGGATCAGTTGGCAATGCAAGGTCGACTGTCAGGCATGAGTCAAGCACAACTTAGAAAAGGTTCCGAAGACTACTTGATGCAGATTGATAGACTTGCAAAAGTAACAGGTAAGTCACGTAAAGAAGCAGAACAACTACTAAAAAAACAAGCGGCAGAAGCAAACGTTCAAGTTATGGCAAGTAGATTGTCCGGCGAAGCATTAACTAATTTCCAAGATAGTATTGCGTTTGTTGATTCCGAATTACCTGGATTTAGTAACGCAATTAAAGATATGGCAGACGGTGTTGCACAAACTCCACTTGCACAAAAACTTGCTTCTACAATTCCAGGATTCCAAGCATTACAAGAAGAAATGGCCAGTGGTAGTTTAAGTCAAGAAGAATATATTAAACGTATGGCAGGGTTTGGACCACAAATTGACAAATTTGTTAAAACTATGGATCCTGCTATGGTTCAGCACTTAATGGGTAAAGAAGGCTTTGAAGGCATGATGAGCGGTATGGCAGAATATAATAAAATGTCTACCAAGTACAACGAAGCAGACATTGAAAAAATGAAAGCGGAACAAGCCGAGCGTGACAAAACTACAGCCGCACTTGCAGACTTTGAAACACGAATTGCAGAAGTAAGAGCAAAAATTATGAAAACTCTTATTGATAGCGGAATCCTTGACAAACTTAGTAACTCATTTGGAAACCTATTAGAATGGTTTACAAGCAATGGTGAATCACTAACAGAATCAATGGGAGAAGTTTTAAAAAGCGGTTTAACATACGTTCAAAAATTTGCTGACTTCTTAAAAGATACTTGGAAAGCATCAAATGGCGATTTGGGCACTTTCTTTAGCACAGTGGTTGGCACACTGTTTAATAAGATGATAGAGGCATTAGAACCTGCTAAACAAAAATTTATTGCATACTTAAAAGACTTTTTCTCCGAACACCTTGGAACTATGATTGCTGGTGTACTTGGAGCCATAGGTGGCATTATAGTAACAAAAATTATTACAGGAATGTTAGGAGCAATACTTGGTGCTATTGTAGGACCAATCATTGCGCCGTTCCTTGCAATTGGCGGAGCACTGTTAGCAATCTTTGGATGGGAAACTATCAAAGGTTGGGTTGGTGCGGCTTGGGACGCTATTGTTTGGGTGTTTAAAGGTATTGGAGATATGTTTAGTTGGATTTGGGAAAAAGTTCAAGTACCAATTAAATTTATTTGGAGTATCTACTCTACCATGTTTGGTTGGATTGGTGATACATTTAGTTGGATATACGAAAAAGTAAAAGGCCCAATTACCACAATCTACAATGTTATTAGCGGAATGTTCGGATGGATTGGTGATACAGTGGATTGGATCTGGGGTAAAATCAAAGCACTAAATCCGTTTAGTTGGTTCGGAAGTGATGACGACGAAGACGAGGCAGAAGAAAAAATTGCCCAAGAAAAAGATAGAACAGTAGGATTATCAGCAGAAGAAAAAGCGAAATTGGACGGTTACAGTCCTGACCAAGTAACTGCAATGGCAACAATGCCTGCGGCTCCAGAAGTTAGCGGTGCAGGCTCAGACACAACAATGCCAAATTTTGGAAATGCCAGTACTGGAGGCGAAACTGCAACTGCAAATGTAAATAATAGTGCGATTGCAGAATTATTATATGAACAAAATAAATTACTCAAGTATCAACTTAGTGCTCTTAAAGCATTACAAGGTAATTTGTTAAAAGGAGTAGGATAGTATGAGTTGGAAAAGATATTTTACAAATGTCCCGACTGGCGACAACGACATGGGAAATATGAGTCCATTTAGTGGTCGTGGCGGATCACAACCAGGACCTGCTCGTTCAAACTATTCCTCTTATCTTCCAGATGTCTATGTAGGATCACCAAATCGTGTTGAAAGATATGGGCAATATAATGTAATGGACAACGATAGTGAAGTAAATGCGGCACTTGATATACTTGCTGAATTTTGTTCACAGAAAAACGGATCAAATCACACAAGTTTTAATTTACATTTTAATAAAAAAGGAACCAATTCTGAAGTACAAGTATTAAGCCAATACTTACAGATGTGGAGCAAACTGCAAAAATTCGATACTAAAATGTTTCGTATCTTACGTAATGTATTCAAATATGGAGATGCATTTTTCGTAAGAGATCCTGAAACTAAAAAATGGTTCTATATTGATCCTGCTAAAGTTTCACGTATTATTGTAAACGAAAGCGAAGGTAAAAAACCAGAACAATATATTATCAAAGATATTAATTTTAATTTTAGAGACCAAGTAATTACCGATCCTTACATAACCTCAGGAAATGTTACAGGCGGCGGAGCGTCACAACCTGCAACTGGATATCAGTCAGGCGGCGCACAAGGAATGGTAGGCAATACTGGAACTTCTCAAGCAGGTTCAAGATTTCAAACAGGACAACAAGAAGTTGCAATTGATGCAGAACATGTTGTGCATCTAAGTCTATCAGAAGGATTAGACAACAACTATCCGTTTGGTAATTCATTGCTTGAAAGCATTTTTAAAGTTTACAAACAAAAAGAATTACTTGAAGACGCAATTATTATTTACAGAACACAAAGAGCACCAGAAAGACGTGTGTTTTATATTGATGTAGGTAATATGCCATCACACTTAGCAATGCAATTTGTAGAACGTGTTAAAACAGAAATACATCAAAGACGTATTCCGAGTAGCACAGGTGGTTCTACAAGTGTTATTGATAGTGCATATAATCCATTGTCAACAAATGAGGATTACTTCTTTCCGCAAACAGCAGAAGGACGTGGATCTAAAGTTGAAACATTGCCGGGTGGTACTAACTTAGGCGAAATTGATGACTTAAAATACTTTACTAATAAACTTATTAGAGGTTTACGTATTCCAAGTAGTTACTTGCCAACAGCGGCACAAGATGAAGGACAAAGTCAACACAATGACGGTAGAGTAGGCACAGCATACATTCAAGAACTAAGATTCAACAAATACTGCGAACGCTTACAAAGTCTTGTAACAGAAGAATTTAATCAAGAGTTTAAACGTTACTTGTTAGAAAAGGGTGTAAACATTGATATTAGTATGTTTGATCTTAGATTACAGGAACCTATGAACTTTGCAAGTTATAGACAATCAGAACTTGACAATGTACGTATACCAACATTTACACAGATTCAAGCAATTCCGTTTTTATCAAACCGCTATGCAATGAAACGATTCTTAGGGTTATCTGAAGAAGAAATTGCAGAAAACGAAAGAATGTGGAGAGAAGAAAACGATGAAAACCTACAACCATTACCAACCGACGCCGCAGGTGAAATGCGTGGTGTTGGCATAAGTGGTGCAGGCATAGGCGGAGACTTAGGCGGAATGGAAGATGTTGATCCAGAAGCAGAACCAGCGCCAGTAGATGGTGGAGCGGCGGCGGCACCAGATACTACTACAGCGGCACCTCCAGGTGGCGCAACAGAGACACCTCCAGCATAATAGGATAAATAGTTACATGATACTCAGAGAATTATTTTATTTTGATAAAGAAACACTTGAACCGGTAGAAGACAAGTCTTATGATCCTGTAGACGATGAATCTATTATTAAAGTAGATGACACTCGCAAAACAAGATTAACACTTCGTCAGATTAATAAAGCACGTAGAGCATCTGAATTTCACAAAGAAGAACAACAAAAAGAATTACACTTTGTAAAGCAGATGTACGGTATTGCTTCACAACCTGAAGTTTAACGGAGTATAACAAATGTCTACAGCATTTGTTGTCGGTAACGGAACCAGCAGAAAATCTATTGATTTATCCCCTTTAAAAAACATTGGACCTGTGTATGGTTGCAATGCACTCTATAGAGACTTTGAACCAGACCATCTTGTAGCAGTTGATGCAAAGATGATACTTGAAATTGCTAAAACTGGTTGGCAAAAAACACACAAAGTTTATACAAATCACAACAAGATGTTTGCTGAAATACAAAATCTCAAGATTATGAATCCAAGCAAAGGATGGAGTAGCGGACCTACAGCATTAGATTTAGCAACAGAACACAAACACGAGTTAATCTATATTTTAGGCTTTGATTTTAAAGGCACTACAGGCACAGGACAAGCAGGCGATTTAGTAAATAATCTGTATGCAGGAAGTTTTAATTATAAGCGTCCTACAGATCCTGCTACATATTTTGGTAACTGGGAACGACAAGTTGGCATTATATTGCAAAGAAATAGCAAAACGAGATATATAAGAGTAGTAGAAGAAGGAGATATTTTCGTACCGAAAAGTTTACAAAAATTCTCAAATCTAAAGCACATTACAGTGAATGAATTCAAAAAATCATTCAACTAATCACATTAAGGTTTCAAAATCCCGCATTTTGAGCCTATATTCAGCGTATATTCTTCATTATATGTAAATATTATTGACAGCCTTACCATATTAAACACTTATAGGAGGTACTAAAATGGCAGACCGTAATAAATTCGAGGAAATGCTCGAAAAATTAGTTAACGAAGATCGTAAAGGTGCAGAAGAACTGTTCCACGAGATCGTAGTTGAAAAATCAAGAACAATTTATGAAAATCTACTTGAAGACGACATGGAAGACTTAGACGTTAAAGAAGCATCTAAAGATGATGAAAAAGACGATGAGGATGACAAAGAAGTAGATGAAGCGTCAGATAATGACGACGAAGAAACTAACGAAGCAACTGACGAAGATGAAAAAACTGACGAGTCAAAAGACGAAGAAGTTGATGAAGCATCAAAAGATGAAGAAGTTGCTGAGGAAATTCCAACAGAATTAACACCAGAAGGTGACGACGACATGGGCGGTGATCCAGCAGACGATATGATGGCTGATTTGGAAATGGGTGACGATGAAGAAGGTGAAGACGATGCTCCAGAAGGAGACGAAGACCTAGAAGATCGTATGGTAGACTTAGAAAAAGAATTAGACGACTTACGTCAACAGTTTAATGACGAAATGGGCGGCGACGACGAAGGTGACGACGAAGACGCAGGCGACATGGGTGATATGGCTGATGACGAAGCAGATGACGAAGCAGAAGAAGAGTC